CAAATACCGACTTGGGCATTGCAAACTTTTCAATATCTAAAACAGTTGTTATTGTTTCATTGGAAGCACCATCGAAAGTGATGCCCCCCGTAACATCACCAGCTAAGGTAATATCACGGGGGGTTGCAAGTTTATCCGCTTGAGGCACTACGGCCTCTGCGGAATTGTTCGTTTGTCCGAAATACTTTTTACTCATTTATGCTGCTCCTTTAGCTTTAATTGTGTCAGCACTTAGTGCTTCGTGGTATATCTCAAAGTTCTTGATTTCAGAGTTAACCTTTTGAATGAATGTGTAGTATGCTCCTATTGCTAAGATATCATCTATGTCGTAAATTGCTGTTGCACCCTCGCTTGCTACCAACTCACCATTAGCAAACACTTGCGCAGAAGTACCAGTGTATACAAATGCAAAACGCACACCATTAGTTGTATCTATATCAGTTGAAGATGAAGCAACACCACCGCCTGTACTAAACTGGATAAGTCCAGAACTTACTTGCTGACGTGCCCAAAATGTAGCATTAGAGCCAAATATAAACTGATTAGCGTTATTGCTTCTAGGTATGTCAGTACAGTCACACATTATAGTGAATGGTTTACCAACGGCTGGCATATTACCATTCACGTCTATGCTAATTTCCTCTGCGTCCCTTGGCTCTGCAATTGTAGTTGTTGCCATATATGGTCTACGACCTTCAGTAGTTGTCAACTGTAATTCATCAACAAAAACACTGGACGTACTATTACCTTGGTATATAGTCGAGGTAGTGCCTTCTTCTACCATGTACACAGAGGCTTGAGGATTTATGCCAGTTACTGTTGCCATATAAGCTGAAAATTCAACCCATCCGTCATTTAACTCTTTAGTCTTAGCAAACACACCAACACTTGTAGAATACACAGTAGCTGTTGTCAGGTTTAAGTATGCCGCACCTAAAAACCCACTACTATCTGCAAGACGAATCCTAACAGACCTTGCTGCACCATTTCCAAGCTTCACCTTTAAGGACACACCATAAAAACCAGTATCGGCTGGTGCTACGATTTGCCTTAAGAAGTGTTCTGCGTTAGCACCGTCTTCAATAAGTTCTTGCCCTAATGCAGCAGCACCTACAGATGTCCCTGCTTTAGTCCATTGTGGTTGCGTAATATCACCACTATGAAGCAACCAATTGTAGTAAGACTCATAAATGCTTGCACCGTCTTTAGTTATAGCAAGTTCATCTATTGGAAGAGTTTCTCTTGTACCTGAGAAGTTTATATTACCAGTTGTAGTACCGCGCTCTACTGTCATATAACCAGATAATGCATCGACAACCTTATGGGTGAAGGGTATAGACACAACAGGGAGTTTATTTTCAATACCAACTAAACCATCTAAAGAGCTTTCTAGCTCCTGCATTCCTTCTTTAGTAGACCCATTATCACTGATGATGTTACCAGTGAATGTCCCCATATCCGTATCACCATCTGAGGTACCAGTGGTAGTCCTAATATCACTTATGTCCGAGGTGTTAGCTGCTGTATCACTTTCAATAGTATCTAAGTTAACTGTTTGAGTTACCGAGATATGACCTACTTTAGTGGCATCACCTAATGGGTAAGTGTTCTTAGCCGTATTTAAGGTGATGGCTGAATTTAACACTTCAAGTTTATCATAAACAGCGTTTTTACTTGGAGCTACTGTGGTGTCATTATCCCATGCAACACTATAAGAACCATCATCAACTGTACCTTTAGTTTCTAATGAAGTCTCTAATTCCTGCATACCAGTTTTAACAGATACGTTATCACTGATGGTTGTACCTGAGAAAACACCTAAATTTGTCTCACCGTCAGAAGTTCCAGTGGTTGTCCTAATATCGGATATATCTGAAGCGTTACCAGAAACATCACTTTCAATAGTATCAAGATCAACTGCTTGAGTGACTGTAATATAACCAACTTTAGTAGAATCACTTGAAGGATATGTGGTTTTTGCTGTATTCAATGCTATAGCAGTACTTAATAACTCAACCTTGTCGTAAACAGAGTTCTTACTTGGAGCCACATTTGTTATACCATCCCAACCAGAGTCATATGCAGCGTCATTAACAGTACCTTTAGTCTCTAATGAAGTTTCAAGTTCCTGCATTCCTACTTTGGCTGATACATTATCGCTGATTGTACCTCCTGTAAAAACTCCCATATTAACATCACCATCAACAGTACCAGTTGTTGACCTAATATTTGCTATATCTGTCGTGTTGTCTGACAAGTTTGAGGTATTAGTTGCTGTGTCTGATTTAATAGTGTCCAGATTTACAGCCTGTGTTACAGAAATATGCCCAACTTTAGTAGAGTCTACTGATGGGTAACTCACCTTAGCTGTATTTAGTGCCACTGCCGCAGTAACAGTTTCCATCTTATCATAAATAGCATTCTTAGATGCTGCAACAGCAGTGATTCCATCCCAAGCAGCACTATAAGCATCATCAGCAATTGAAGCCGACTCTCCTGCGTCACCTTTAACACCTGTTGCTGATGAGTTATCAAGCCACGTATCACCAGCTGCGTTTCTAACTTGAAATAAGGCAATTGCATTGCCAACTTCATCATATTCCAGTCGGATGTTTAGTGTAGTATCTCCGTTATAGGTGGTTAGGTTAGCAGCACCAGCTCCAGCAAAGTAAGTGTCACGCTCTAGCTCAGCAGCTGCACGATCTACACCAGTGAATACATTTTGTAATGGGCCAAGTGTAAAACCACCACCACCAGAACTACCACCACCACTTGTGAAAAATAGCTCCTGTACATTCAGGTCAATGCTTCTACCTTCTTGGGCACACAATGCCCATATCTTTAAACTATCTGTTAGGATTGTGGCTCTTGGTGAGGATTTATCTAGATTTGTGATCATCTCCCCGTCTTTAGATGTTACAGATGGTGGCACAGATCCTTCGTACAACCTACACCAAGAATTCGATTTATTTGTAATCGCCATCATCTTTCCAACATCGATACCAGCAGCGGTATTTATATCTACCCACGCTGTATCATCAACTGGTATGTTTGGAATTGTTTGCGTCATTATTTATTTACTCCTGAAGAAGTGATTAGTATTGATATTCTTAAACTACCAGTAATTCCTGTACAGATAGCTTCACAGTGCAGTCTGAAGCACTCAACGCCCATATTTTAAGACTATCTGTGTATTTAATTAATCTAGACGAAGGTTTGTGCAGGTTTGTGATAAGATCTCCATCCTTTGAGTCTACATCTGGTGCTGTAACTCCTTCATAAATCCTACACCACGAGTTTGTCTTGTTTGTTATTTGCATTTTAACACCAACGACTATCCCAGTCGCTGTATTTATATCCACCCATGCAGAATTGTCTACATAGATGTCTGGAATTGTTTGTGCCATAACTGCATTACTCCTAAAGTAATATTGTTGGTAAATAGGGTTAAGGTCTCCAAGGATAATTACCTGACAACCTCGCTGAATATGCTGCTGCACTTCTAGCTTTTCTTGTCTCGTAAACACGTTCATATCCGTTGATATCAGCACCTCCTATTATTACATTGCCAGTGTCAGCACCATCTGTTGAGGGAAAAGGGTTACAACCTATAGTAGTTGGGTCGGTTACAAGATTATCAATCAATGTAGACCAAGATGTACCATCCCCTGTGGTAGAACTAGAATACTTATTGGTAATCTCTACATTACCTTCTTTCTCTTTAGACTCTACTAGCTCTCCTGTTGCACCACTGCTACCTTTTTCCTGTAACTGTCTACGTTCCAACCACCTCAAAGTCTCTAATGTGCTATAGTACTTCTCTTGACAATCTGTAGTGGCAACACCACTATCCAATACATTTTGAATAATTTGATTAAGAGTTAGGTCGTCCAACACGCCTGCGGACAAACCTCCTAAGTAAAACCTTACGAATTCATTAAGTTCTGTTACTGTCATTAAAACTCCTTGACATTAAATATGTTATAATCTATTATATCACAATTAATAGGAGTATTTTATGAAGAATGAAGTAAGTTTAGGAAGTATCATTAGTAATATTAGAAAGGAAGGTAAATCTACCTATACAAAAAGAGAGAGGGTGTCTCTAGACCTTCTAGCAACAATACAGGTAGCTAAGAAGGGCAGTGGTAATCTATTCGAGAACCTAGCGGTCGTGAATGTAGAGGGGGTGCTGTACTGTATTAACTACGACAAAGTTTTACCTAACGGTGCAGATTTCATAAGCATCAGTGATAATTCTAAGTGGTATATTAACAGGATAACTGCAAAGGAAGGTGAGATATTGTGTAATGGTATAGTTTGGTATAGGAGTAAGAGAGGGTATAATCTGAACCCTTATAGTGCAATAGTTACTTATTGCTTGCTACAAGGGTTAGATTTAATTCAGGAAGGGTATTTAGAAGGTTGACTTAGAAGTTACTTTTGAAATCCTTAAGCATATTGGTAAGGGTATTGCTTCGGTTAAGTTCAACACCGAATTTACGAGCATACTCTTCGAGCTTAATTTTAGTTTTAATCTTTCCTGCTTTATCCCAATCAGGGGTTACGGCAGTTTCCAATTTAACTTCATCTACATTTTCTACAAGAGCTTCTTCCACCTGCTCTACTGAAACATCCCCGATAATTACATCTTCAGGAATTTCGACAGATTCATTGACGACTTCCTCTCCTTCTTTAAGGAAGATATAAAAGCACTTCCCACTTACAAAACTCTTTTTAGTATTAATCTTGTCTACAAAAACACTATTATACTTTTCACAGAAGTCTAAGAACGTACCACTACGGATAAAAGTCCCATCTTTCTTCTGGATGTTAAACTTACCAACCATCAAGGATTTATTGCAATCGAAGGTGGTGTCTAAATGTTCTAATAGCTTATAAAATGTATCTACTGTGTAACAATTTTTAGCATTGATTAGTGTTTGTTTTTTCATAATGTTCTCCTTTAGAATGTAAAATTATTATATCATGCGAGGTGTTTGTTAGCAATTTTAGGATAGTTGATAAGTTTTCTTCTGAGTACACTACTGTTCCTGTATAACCAGCAGGTAGTATTTCTTTTGGGCATTTTTAAGAATTCTTATACAGTTGTTTTATCTCTTTCTCACAATTGAATGTAATGTACTGCCCCCACCATTAATCTATTAGGTGACACAAGATCCTTATAATAAAAAACCCCTACCTAAGTGGCAGGGGTTTGACTATAGCGCTCTAATAGTAGGTCTACAATCCAACTCTTACAGTTGGGCAGTGAACTCGATCAGACAATCAGGTTTTGTGTTTACGATTACAAAAGAGCTTTCTGACTCTACCGTGATCTTGCGATCATCTTCTTTCATGAACAGGTAAGTCTCTTCAGTAGATCGCTCCTTAACTGTGTCAGCTGGCCCAAACTTAAGTTGCCACATATCTTCAATACCTAACGGGTAACAGTAACCCTTGTTCGCCGGAAGAGAACCTGCAGTAGAAGTGATAATCTCTAGAACAATAACACCTTGGTGCTTAAATACACGGTTGTTACGGTCACCAGAGATTCGGTTACGTAATACCTCTTGTTGGTTAGCATACTCAGAGTAAGAGCCTGTAAACTTAGGGTGGTTGATTAATGCATCGAACACATCAGGTTCACAAGCGAATACAATCTCATACGCATCAGCATTATCACCCGCATTAGTAACAATCTGACGACGACCATATTTCTCAATAGTCTCGAAAGGATTAACCGCTGGGTCTGTTAAATCAAATACTGTATTAGCCACTTGTGGACGAGCAACGCCCCATACAGTTGAAAAGTCTTTTTCTGTAGCTGTCATACCAGGAGCATAAGTCTTGTTGCTAACAATAGCTTGGAGCATAGCTTTTTGTAGTGCAACCGATTGTGAACGTTGTACACGACCGACCAAACGGCGTACACGATTAGCAGCATTCTCAGGCTCATCTTCTGTATTAAGTAAACGTAAATCCATACGGTCTTGTGCAGTTACTTTGCCATCTAGTGGGAAGAAAGCTGTAGGGAAGTATTCAAGCTGCGCATTCTCACGACCAGCGAAGTTACGATCACCGCCACGAGCCTTAGCTAAGATCTCATCTTCACCATCTGTAACACGTTCAAACAAACTACCAGTTTCATTGGCACCCAAGAAGCTAGTGTTCATTTCATTGATCAACCCCATGTGTTCAAAGATGCTGATCTTACGAGTTTCTAATTCCATCAGGCCAGTATAATCAACTAAACCAAAATTACCTTTATTCATTTATTATTCTCCTTAAATTATTTTAAAATTACGCTTGCTGCTACAAGTGCAGTTAGTGCTTCAGCAGTGTAAGCGCCATCTGAGAATTTCAGGTGAGTTGCGTCTACAGTTGATTCACGTACAATTACTGGTACTGGTACTACATCACCAACTGCGTAGTCTTGTCCATTGAAAGCAGTGAAGTCGATAATTTTTGTTGCTACAGCTGCATCTGCAATTGCTGCCTCGGTGTCATCTGTTTTTAAGATTGAACCGTTTTTCATGGTAGCTGTTACAGTAACTACAGCAGACTCATGTGTGCGACCATTGTTTTTGTAAAGATTCTCTACGCCATCAAGTTGAACTTGGTAAAAATCAGAAGTTGCCATTAGTATTTTCCTTTTTATTAAATAATATTACTTTTTGTGTTTTGCTACCCAATCAGCGACAGACGCTTGACGGTTAACAGGATCTAAAACTGGGACAGTCTCAACAGATTCTTGTTTTTGACCAAATTCTTTCTTAACTTCTGCAGCATCTAGTTTTGCTTTTTCAGCATCACCTTCTGCTTTAACTTTATCTGCTACAGCAGCTTCTAGTTCTACTTTAGCTTCTGAAGCAAGTGTAGCGTTAGCTTGTGTAGCACTATCAATTACACCACTCATTAGCTCTTTACTTTCTGCACTTGTCTCAGCAGACATAAAGAAGGTCATAAGCTGCTCTTTACTTTCAGCAAGGAATAGGCTATTATCAAGTTTAGTTGATAAGGCTTCTTGTTCCGCTTCTTGTTCTTTAGCTTGATAAGACGCAAGGGCATCCATACTAGCAGTTTGTGCGTCCACAGCAGCTTTAAGTTGTTCAGCTTGTGCATCCATAGCAGCTTGCATTTCAGCAAGTTTAGTAGCCATTTCAGCAGATGCATCAACAACAGAAGCTTCTGGTTGAAGGTTGTCTGACATTAATTTCTCCTTTAAAGGGGTTTTGGTATTTTGTTTTTCATCAAGCTCTACAGTGGTGTCTGTTAAAGAATTGAGGTAAGTATAAAACTCATTCTCTTCCATAACTTTATCTATAAAACCTAATTGCAGTGCATCGTCCGCTTTAAACATACGAGCCTCTGTATCACGTACAGTTTGTACATTAATACTCCGCATATCAGCTACGTGGATTGTAAACTTCTTATAGAGGTCTGTGACAGATTCTTGTAAGTCAGCTAAGAATGTGTCACGGAAAGTACCATCTTCGTTAAAAGGAACTTTCTCACCGCCAGCTGTTATAAAGACTCGTTTAAGACCTTCTTTTTCAAGAGCCTTACTCTGGTCTAACAGGCTGATAACAACACCAACACTTCCAACCTCAGCTTCTGGGTTAGCAATGACTTCATGACAAGCCACTCCAAGACCTATACCAGCTGAAGCCATCATCCCGTCCACATAACCAATTAACTTGATATCGTTATCATCAGCTAAACGTCTAAGTTCACGAGAGGTGTACATCATTCGATATGCCTGACCACCAGGACTGTCGATCTTCATAAGTACAGTTTTCTTACCTTGTTCTACAAACTCTTTCATTTGAGATAATAAGCCAGTGTATGAACACCCACCGCATAATGCCTCAAGTCCAGTAAGTTTGTATGTTGTTGGACCTTCTACTCGAAGAATACCAACAGAGTCGTCAACCAAACTTTCACTATTATCCCCAACAAGGTCATCTACATCTAAGAACGCTTCTGGCTCAAATGATTTTAGATACTCACGATTCTCTAAGACTTCTGAAATTTCCTGAAATTTAGATGCTGTAATGAGTTGAGGTTTATCTAGGAGAGATTTGGAGAGACGTGGCAATTTACGAGCCATGTAAGTCTCCTTTATGTTATTCAATATATTATTATAACTTGTATTAAAAGCTTATGCAAACTTTGTTCCATGTTTTTAACCTAAAACACTAAAAACACGGAATATTCTTAGTTAAGACGCATTCTCATCATTTGTATCACTTGCACTACCGCCTTGCTGTGAGTCTCCCGTGCCACTACTGCCCTCGCCTTCTCCGACTTTTGAATCGTCTACAAAGGTAAACAGCATCTTACGGATATCATCTGGTGTTGCGTTGTCATCTACTCTGTAACTAATATTTGCATGTTCAAGTAGCTTATTACAAACTTCAGGCACTGCTGGTAATAATCGGGCTACACGGTTAATGTACTTTCCAGATTCGTCAAGTGAAATTGGGGCGGCTTCTCCATGTTCCCATATTGGCATGTCAGCACTTGCTACTACCCAACCATTTAACCTTAATAGTAGAGGAAACACCTGTTTATTCCACATCTCATCTACGATACGGCTGTCAGCTTTAACTACGTGGAGTTGTATATTGCTACTACCCTCTAAACTATTATAAGATGCAGCACCAGTTTCAGCATTGCTTAAATTACTACTACCTAAAGCTTTGTGGATTGCTCTATTCTTTTGGTCTATTAACTTCTCAAGGTCGAAATTTTTACCACCACCATCAATACCCTTAAAGGTGATACCATAAAGTTTAGCACCGCTGCCAGCTTCATTGTGAGTGTCACTCGGCATGATCATAAAACTTTGGTCACCAGCGTGTAAATTACCCATTTGCAATTTTAGTGCTTCGACAGTGTTCCAAGCATCACTACCAATTACAGACGCTTCATCTAACAGTTGTTGAGGTACTTCTAAGATAGGGACACCAGCCATATCCTTTTGTACACCCATGATTAGAAAATCATTAATCAAGCCTTTCTCACGCCACGGATCATAAGCTGCATCAAAATCACTATCTGATATTGGATTGGAAATAGAGTTACTATAAGTGGTGTAGACAACCTTACGTGCATCAATAGGTTGTGAGCCATAGTTATTATTTAGTTTAGTTTTCTCACCTGTAGTTTTATTAGTTCCGTCACTGTTTAAGAAGGCAGAATTAAGCTGATACCACTCGGTTATCGCATTACCTCCGTTCACAGTTTTGTAAGGTTTTAAAGAGTCTATTGTGAGGGGGTTGATATAACTCAGTTTAGAAAGTGTGTGGTAACCAGCCCAAGCACCTTCTCCTTCCTTGGTCACAACTTCAAAGGGAGCATAACTATTGAAGATCATTTCACAAGCATCCCCAGCAATACTACGGGGTGTTTGAAATGACATATCCTTCATACAATGCTCTAGGAACTTTACTACTGCTACACTATTTTCGTTGTTCGTATCATACTTAAACTTACCACTATATTGGGTAGCTTGTACTAATTTAGTTCGTAGGGATAAGCTACTCCACACAGCGTCATCTCTTCGCATTGATTGGTAAGTTTTATATCTTTCACTACGAGATAATTCCCAAGGCTTTAATAGATTCTTGATACGAGTGATCGACTCTATAGCCACTGTTGATTTTTGAGTAGATGATTTTCTTTGTTCAGTGGTGGTACGTTGAGCTTTCTTCTGCAAACGCTTTGATTTAATTGTCTTAGCCATGATTTGGGTTACTCCTCCTTAATCTAATATACTATTTTAACATATATATAGCATAATAGGCACATAACTTGAAGAAGTTATGTGCCTATGGTAGGTAGGGTGGATTTAGAAGCGGGGATTGCTTCCATTTTTAAAGTTTGATAGGGCGGTTTTAGCCCCTGAAAGGTCAGGGAGCTTGAAGGGGCGGATTACTCTTATCTTATTGAGAGCTGTCACGCAATCTGAAGCACAATCCACCCAGTCATCTTTAACTGTACCTGTAGAAGGTGATCCATCAAAAGCTTCTAGCTCTTTGTAGAATGCCATAAGTGTAGCCTTGTTCTCAAAAGAATCCTCAAGAATGTGAACTATTCCGTTCTGGCAAGCTGATGAAAATACAGAAAAACGCTTTAATTTTCCTCCTTTCTGATTACCAGTTGGTATTCCTACAACTCTAAACCCGTTACTGGTGTACATCTTAACAAGGTCTTCGTATTGCCCCTTACCAGCACCATTCTCTTGTGGTATTGCAACTACAACATCTTCACCATCATACTCAGCTTGTTGTAACATCCATAAGTTACGATCCCCAAACCTTTTTCTAAATCTCCCTACAACATCAGTCTTAGGATCTTTAATTTCTGGGTCATAACCTCCTGATATTATGAACTCTCCATCGGGAGTCTTAAACATCTGGAGTGATGCAGAATAGTCTGGATATCTATATTTGTCGCTAGGTTCAGAGTGAGCAAGATCCCAACTTCTTACGCACTTACTACCTTTTGGAACTGAGGTAGCTTTGTGGAGCCACGAGGATTGGAATAAATTGCTACCCTCTGCACGGACATCCCACCGACCGTCCAATAGTCTCGCCCTATTGACCTTTGTTTGAGCCTTAAGTGCAGATAAGTACTTTGGATTCTGTCTGATCAGCTCTGGATTATCAAAAATATTTCCTCCTATGAAGCAATATGACATAGGTGGAACATATTGAGTCTCTCCTGTTAATGGGTTGTCAATATAACATAGATCAGGATATTCCTCCGCTAAGTATTCAGGTGTATCCCCAAACACAGGAGCATCATCCACTACCAGAAAATAACGGA